CTTTATTGAATCATATTTGCCTGAATATGGCGCACTTTATGATAAATTACCTTTACATGCATATGTGTCCCGTACAGATAATCTTGTGCCTTCAAAGTTTTTGCCTTTAGATCATTTACAGATATGGGATTGTTTGTCATATGACCTTACTGTAATACAAAAATCATTTTTGTTAAATCTAAGTGGTAAAGTTTATGCTAAAGATAAACAATGGTATCAAGGTAACTACATGTTTACTGTTGACAATTGTGCATCAGATGAACATCTAGATATGGGTGATAGTGAAAATCCAGAAGATCATAAATCATATAACTTTCTTGAACTTGACAATGGTCAGTATGCGGCACAACCAAACAATCGTTGCATATGGCTTGATGCCGCAAGCAATCCAAAAGAAATGCTATTTCCAGACTTCAAAGTTTGTACAAAAAAATACATTGTAGAACAAAATCCAAAATGGGCAATTGGTGATGCGGACACAGTAATGTACGAATAATCAGAATGACAAAAACATACCGAAGCATTTTTATTAGTGATGTGCATTTGGGAACTAGAGATTGTAAAGCAGAAAAGTTAAATAACTTTCTTAAACATAACACCTGTGATACATTGTATCTTGTTGGTGATATAATTGATGCATGGAAGATTCAACAGAACAGGTGGCGATGGAAACAAAGTCACACCAATGTTGTACGCCGTGTACTTGGTCATGCCAAACGAGGAACAAAAGTAATATTCATTGCGGGCAACCATGATGAGTTTTTAAGACCTATGATACCATATGGTTTTAGTTTTGGTTCAATAGAAATACAGAATCAAGCAGAACATATTGGTGCAGATGGTAAACATTATTTGGTCACACATGGTGACCTGTTCGATGGCATCACAAGACTGGCGCCATGGCTTTCATTTTTAGGAGACAGGGCCTATGATTTCATTCTTACACTTAATAGCAAACTCAATTGGTTTTTGCATCGCTTTGGTTTTCGGTACTTTAGTCTTAGTCAATATCTCAAAACAAGAGTAAAGAAAGCAGTAGATTTCATATTTCATTTTGAAAAGAATCTGGCTGCATACTGTAAGAAACGTGGATATGATGGAGTTATTTGTGGGCATATACATCATGCAGAGATAAAAGAAATTGATGGTGTTACATACATGAATGACGGTGATTGGGTTGAGTCATGTACTGCATTGGTAGAACATCATGACGGCCGCTGGGAAATTATAACATGGACTAAACAGAATGACACAGACGATACTGATAATAACTGATAACCTACCAGACCAAATCAATGGTGTCGTTACTACCTACAAAAATATTGAGGCGTGTGCGGTTCTGGATGGTTATAACATTGTTTACATTACTCCCAGGAACTTCCGCCACTTTGATTGTCCTGGCTACAACGAAGTCAAGATTGCCTGTACCTGGAAGATGGGCGAGAAGATTGAGGCGGTCGGTGCGGATTATATCCATATCGCCACAGAGGGTCCTGTGGGTCTGTCTGCTAGAAAATATTTGTCAAAACATAATCTTAGGTACAATACTGCTTATCATACTAAGTTCCCTGAAGGACTTAGAGCCTTATTTGGCATACCTGAGGCAGTTACTTGGCCTCTAGTGCGCTGGTTTCATAAACATAGTGGTAAGGTGTTGACCACTACGGAGACAATGAAACGAGATTTACTCAGTCGTGGATTCAAAGACAACATCATATCATGGACAAGAGGTGTTGATAGAGATATATTTAATCCTACTCATAGAGTTAAGACAACAAGCAAATACATATTATGTGTAAGTAGAGTTAGTAAAGAAAAGAATTTAGAAGCATTCTTTGAACTTGATTATCCAGGTTATTTGAAGGTGATGGTTGGTGATGGGCCAATGTTAGAAACTTATAAGAAGAAATATCCCGATGTTCATTTCACAGGATTCAAAACAGGTGTAGATTTGGCTAGGTACTATGCCAATGCAGAAGTGTTTGTATTCCCTAGTAAATGGGAAACATTTGGTATTGTAATGATTGAATCAATGGCCTGTGGCACACCAGTTGCTGCCTATCCATGTGACGGACCAAAAGATGTTATTGAACAAGGTAACACAGGCTTTATGAATGAGAATTTAAGTGATGCTATCAATTTTTGTCTACAGTTGAACAGGAATAGCATACATAAAGGTAGTTCTAAGTGGTCATGGGATAACGCATGGCAAACATTCAGAGATAATTTAATCAAATGTTAACGATAACAGAATCCGCAAAAACAAAAATTCTAGACCTTCTTGCAGAAGAAGGCAACCCAGACCTAGCGCTGAGAACATTTGTTCAAGGTGGTGGTTGTAGTGGTATGAGTTATGGATTCACATTTGATGAGATAACAAATGAAGATGATTTTGAAGTACCTTTAGAGAAGTTTAAGGTGTTAGTAGATGCAATGAGTATGCAATATCTACAAGGTGCGAGTATAGATTACAAAGAAGACATACAAGGTTCACAGTTTGTTATTAGCAATCCAAACGCACAATCAACTTGTGGTTGTGGTTCTTCTTTCTCGGTATAAACAATGGCCTATTCACAAAAAGTAATTGACCACTATGAAAATCCCAGGAATGTGGGTAGTTTTAGCTCTAGTGATACTTCCATTGGCACTGGTATGGTTGGGGCACCTGCTTGCGGTGATGTTATGAAACTTCAAATTAGAGTAGAAGAAGGAATAATCACAGATGCACGATTCAAAACATATGGATGCGGTTCAGCAATCGCAAGCTCCAGTCTCCTTACAGAATGGGTCAAAGGAAAGACACTTGACCAAGCGGGAAAAATTAGTAATTCAGCAATTGCTGAAGAACTTGCCTTACCACCGGTTAAAATACATTGTAGCATACTTGCAGAAGATGCTATCAAAGCCGCAATAGCAGATTATAAAAACAAACATGATATCGTTAACTGAAAAAGCTTCTAACAAAGTAAAACAACAGTTGATGCGTAGAGGCAAAGGTGAAGGCCTTCGTATTGCTGTTAAGACAACAGGTTGTTCTGGTTTCGCATATGTTTTAGAATATGTTGATGTGCCTAATGAAGATGACTATTGCATGGAATCATATGGTTGCAAAGTATTTGTAGATCCAAAAACTTCCGTATTTCTTAAAGGTTTAGAAGTAGACTATATAAGAAAAGGCTTGAACGAAGGGTTTGAATTTAATAACCCAAATGAACGAGACCGCTGTGGTTGCGGTGAAAGTTTTAGAGTCTAATAACTATAAAAGGAAATTATGAAGAAGTTTTTATTGATTTTGTTAGCAATGCCAATATTAGTGTTTGCACAGGGCAAGATGCCTGCTAAATCAGCAACATATGATGCACAAGTTATTAGAGTGAGTGATGGCGACACGATTGTGATCTCTGCCCCCTTCCTACCTGCTCCGCTCAAACCAGAATTGGCTGTCAGAATCTATGGAGTCGATACGCCAGAAAAAGGACATAGAGCACAATGCCCACAAGAAGACCAACGAGCACAATTGGCGAGTAAATTTACAACTCAAGCCTTACAATCCCATCCAAAACACCAAGTCATTATCTATGGATGGGATAAATTTGGTGGTCGTATATTGGGAGACATTCTGGTAAACGGGCAGAGCATCCGTCAAGGTCTTATCAGCAACGGTCATGCTCGTGAATACTACGGTGATGCCAAACAAAGTTGGTGTAACTAATGGCCACATTAAATCACACTTGTGGTGATTGTGATTCCGAATTCACAATTAAATATAATGAAGAGCTTTGTGATGATGACCCAATTTATTGTCCATTCTGCAGCGCATACCTACTCCTAGAGAATGATGCAACGCAGGATGACGATGATTAATGTGGTTATATAATAGTAAACAATTTATAGAAGAAGACATTGGTGATTATTTCGGATTCGTATATCTTATCGAAAATAATCTCAATGGTCGCAAGTATGTGGGGAAGAAATTCTTCACTCGAGCCGGCACAAAACAAATCAAAGGTAAGAAAAAAAAGGTTAGACTATCTTCTGGATGGTCAGCCTATTGGTCTTCGTCTAAAGAATTGCAAGAAGATGTAAAGAAACTAGGAGAGGAAAACTTTACCCGCACAATATTATATCTGTGCAAAAGTAGGTCGGAATGTTCGTATAGAGAAACAAAGGAGATTTTCATAAGAGATGCTTTACTCACAACAAACTATTATAATTCTTGGTGCTCATGTAAAATACACAAGGCACATGTGTTGAACAAACTATGAGATCACATAAAGAAAACACCAACTTACCTGCCAAAAGGAAGACAATGGCTCGCAAACAAACCGCAAACACAATCATTGAGACCACAAAAGAACCTTATGCGCCAAAAAGTAATGCGTTAAAGGTTAGAATGGATGATCTAAAAACTTTTGAACCATTAACAGACAATCAAAAACTATTCTTTGATGCATACAAGCGAGGTGATTACTTTGTTGCACTACATGGTGTTGCAGGCACAGGTAAAACATTCTGTGCCCTATACAAGGCCATTGAAGAAGTATTAGACAAATCAAACCCGTTTACTAAAATCATTGTTGTTCGTTCAGCAGTACAATCCCGTGAGATTGGCCATCTACCAGGTGATGTAAACGAAAAGATGGAAATCTATCAACAGCCATATCGCCAAATCTGTGAAACATTATTTGGGCGCCGTGATGCATGGGATAGGTTAGAAGAGCAACATTTCATTGAATTCATTAGTACATCATTTATCCGTGGTATGTCATTTGATGATGCCATCATTATTGTAGATGAGATGCAAAACATGACCTTTGAAGAAATTGATACCGTTATGACACGGGTTGGTTACAGATCCAAGATTATATGGTGTGGTGACTACAGACAAACCGACCTGAATAAGAAAAAGAATGATGTATCAGGTATTCTTAAATTCTTTGATATTGCTCATCATATGAAGGCATTTACTCGCATTGAATTTACCGCAGACGATATTGTCCGTTCTTCATTAGTAAAAGACTACATCATGGCAAAGTTACAGTATGAGGACTATCAAAATTAGTACAGGCAGACTAGTAAATTGCTGTTGCAACCGCACATTTTTTACTATATAATAGAACAGGTGCTCAATTCGAGGCCTGTTTTATTAATCGTCTTAGGAGATAAACATGTTCGCAGTAAATACATTCATCGATACCGTTCAAGGTTCAAAAAAATACTTTGTTAATACATTCATTACTGACAAAGAAATCCAAAAACCACTTAACGCTTTTGTTGATACACAAACAGCATTTGTTAAGCAAATCGTAGAAACCAATAAAGCACTAACAGACCAAGTATTGGCAACATTTGAGAAGTTTGCTAGCTCAGCAAAGGTCTAATCATATATGAGAAAATTCTTTCAAAGTATATTGGAAGCTATAGAAGCCATTAAGAAGCATAGAAGTAGTTCCAGTCTTAAAGGTCGTTAATCCCATGGGTTCTCTCAATACATACATAATAGTATGCAAAGAGAACCCATTTCAGTTTCCATTAGGAAAATACTACACCGAGACATCATTAAAAATATGTGCTCATGGGGACCTATAGTCCGCAACGGATGGGTAATCAAATTTTCAGTCTATAAGAAAAACATTCTGTTGACTTTTACCTCAATACATACGGCACAAACAATAATTCGGTACTTTGGTGATGAGGACTTGGCCTGTGAATTTATCAATTTCATATGTCACAAGGACTCTACCCAAGATACCATGTTATAATCGGTATAATATCGTTTTTGACCCTGCCAAGCGCAGGGTTTTTTATTGCCTCAATACTGTGTGGATTCTGTTATACTAAGTAAAACTTTGGAAGAAACGCATGAATATTTTAACAGTTATGGACCGCATCAAGGCTCTACAAGAGTTTGAGGTCAAAACAACTTTGCCTGAGAATTTTAGATTCAAGGGTCGTGTGCCTTTTCACATACATATTGTGGAGAATGAAGCAACAATTAGGGTTCTTGCATTAGACCTAGAAGAGGCCATGATGCGAGTTAATTCTTTTATATTTGAAGACGATGGCGAAGGTGATTGCCGATGACTAACCTTATAATTGGCTTCATTATTGGTTGGTTTTTTGATGACTTTGTGGCTATGATGAAAAAAATATATGAAGAGTATAAAATAGCAAAAAGAGATTGGTAAAAATAATCTTATGAACAAAAACTTTTGGGGTCCACCTGATGATGAAGAACCGTTGCCTGCATGGATGGACCCAAAAACATATTCAAATCCTAAACCCAAAAGGTTTGGTCCGTCTTTAATGGAAAGTATACAAGAGGCCATGAAAAAGCCTCCTGTACCTATAGACATAAAAGAACCAAAACTATGAAATATTTCTTATTACTGACTTTGTTGGTAGTTAAACTAGCTTCAGCTCAATCGGCGACTGTACAAAAACCTATAGAATGTACCGAGACACAAATATTACTACGAGGCCTTGGCAGCAGTGATTATAAAGAAAAACCTATCTGGTGGGGCATTGAATCGGAAACTGCCTTATCAAGGTATAGTTTGTTTGTTAATGATCAAACTAAAACATGGACACTGATTCAATTTAATGAAACTTTAGCCTGCATTTTAGGTACAGGCGAAAACAGTAGTCGAGTATTTCAACAGGTAAAGAAATAAAAGTAATATGAATCCAGAACCTTCTGAAACCACTGATAAAGAGGTTGATGCAGTAGAATCTATTGTGCCGAGTATACATTGGGTACTACCACTGGCCGGCGCAGTCAATATATTTCTAATTGCATTTATTGCAGTATACATCACTTAAAGGAGAAAACTATGTTTGGAACAAGTTATACAGGCGGCATCACAGATTACCGCTCAGCAGAGGAAGTCAACTCAGCCATGGGTCGTGTGTATGGGCACATGAGTCTTGCTGTTGCGACAAGTATGATTGTCAGTTATTTTGTGGGAACTACTCCCGAGCTACTGGCATTCTTTTTTACAGGCATTCTAAAGTGGATTGTAATCTTTGCACCACTTGCGGCCATCTTTGGTGTTGGCTATGTACTGAACACCAATCCGAGTAAAGGTGTAGCACAGTTATGCCTACATGGTTTTGCGGCTCTGATGGGTTTGAGTTTCTCAATGATCTTTGCAGTATTCACCATGGGTAGT